TCACGGACCTCTTCGGGGTTTGAATAAAAATCGTCAATAATCAGAGCGTTTACTCTCATGTCCTTTTTTATGAAAAATATACAATAAATTAAAAAAAGACAAGTTCACTTAGATATAATCTGAATACAAATCATTAATTTGTTTTTCTAATAAACGGTAGTCAGGGTATTCTGGAATTCTAAAATCTAAATAATCTTCAGTTTCATTAAACCAATCTTTAATAACATTTTCCAAATTTGCTTGATACTCAAATTGATTATCAGGTTCGGTAATGTGCATGTCAATGTACTCAAGTACTATTCTTTTCAATAGATTAGTGACATCAACTCTGAATGTTTCTCTATTTACTACAGTTCCGTCCACCTTTCTGATTTGGCTAGTTATATAGTCACCCCACTTTTCAGTACCAAAGAAATCTTTTAATTCTCTATTGACCAAATTATAAATCTCTTCTTCGTATGCGTAGTTCTCAGCAGTTGAATAAAGACTTGTAAGGTTAGACGACAGTTCATCATCTAACTTATTAATCATATCTGATAATTCATTTTTTGTGGTATTTTTCATGAATTCTTGGGTGATTATCTCACCATCATATTCTTCACCTTCATGTTCTACAAAAAACTTATGTAGCAAATTATTAAAATTTCCTTCATCTAATTCTTCGACCACCGTTGACACATCAACACTATCATTATAATACCAATCCGTTGGTTCGTCTGACAGTACTCTTTTTGCAACACCTCTAGCGGTACCGTCCCTTCCTCTATCATCAAAGAACTCTGATAAATCATCTCTACTCATTATCATGTAATACTTGTCCCCTTCTTTTTTTACGTCAGTTAAAAATTCATCAACAACATAGTCAATTGTAGATTGAGGATTTTTGTTATACAGAATCTTAAGGTATGCTTGAGGTATTTCTTCCATAAAAAATTCCGTAACGTAATCCATAGATACATCTATTTTCTTTTCCAAGAAATCGTAAAAAGAAATGTAGTTGTCGTTGAATACTTTTTTGACAAAGTCTTTTATCATACTGTATTCCTGCTCAATGAATAGGTCGTTTAATTGGTCGATTGTCATATCTATAAATATAAAAAAAGGGGAAAACTTCCCCTTTGATAAAATTAAAGAAAAAATAGTGTATTACTTTTTCTCGTAATACTTTTCTACAGTTTTCTTGATGGCGTTTTGCACCACTTGTGAAGCCGAACTCTGTTGTGTTTGAACAGTCTGTTGTGTAGCCTGACCCTGATTTTTGTTTTTACATCCGCAACCCATGGTTATTTATTTTTTTTGGTTTTATTTTAGTTTATATAGATAAATATATTCGATTTGTTTTTACAGTAAATAATATGAATAGTTCAAAAAAATATGGTTTTGTTTGGTGGGGAACTGCGGGTTGTGGTTCTCGGGCTGTCTCTGTGTTTATGACTCATTCGGGTTGTGATGATTTATATAATCATAATGAAGATTTTTTGGTTTGGAAGACGGGTCCCTTTACACATGCTCAAGGAATACCCGACGGGTTAGAACACTTACCTATTATATGTAATACTAGAAACCCTTACTCAAGAGCCGTGTCCGCTTTTTTGGACGAAACAAGGGAAGAAGGTAACAAGGAGTATGGATATTCTTTTGATAGATGGTTAAAAGAAATATACTTTGTTGAAGGTAGATATCCAATTTCACATGATGAGTTTTACATGACGCAATGGCCAAAGATTGGTCGTAATCCTGATTACATTATTAGAATGGAATATATGTTGGAAGATATTCAGAAGATTCCCGTGTTTATGAGTTTACCTCACTTAGAGAGAGGATTGGAATATGTTTCAGAAAACAGATTCAAAGGTGAGAACCCACGAGACGAATACATCGGTAACATTCAACATTATCAGAAATATTATAACCAAGAATTAGCTGATTTGGTTTACAACAATTTAAAAGATTACTTTGATTACTTCGGTTATTTAAAAGATTCTTGGGTATTGTAATATTTATCTTAAAACATTTCATGAGTTTGGGTAAAGTATTGTTAGAAGGTAGAAGGGAAGACTTCATTCAGAAGTATAGAGGTAAATTCAATTTGGAACAATTGAAGAGTATTATCGCAGCTGCCACCCAACTTTCACAGAATCTAAAGTTTATTGATTTCTTGGGTAGAACCATATCTCCTTTGAACTTTGAACAAAACTTGAATGATGCGGTAAAATTAGTTCCTGAGTTTGTTCGTTACCAAGAAAACTTACCCGTAAAAGATATTAATCAATATGAGAGTATTGACCAATTACGTGATGTTATATCTACTCATACCAACAGAGATAGAAGAAGTGTTCAGGACAACGACGGTGCTATTAAAATTTATGAGGATGATAACTTCGTTATTGTAAGTCCAACAAGCCATGAAGGTTCTTGTTATTATGGTGCCGGCACCAAATGGTGTACAGCAACTAGAGATTCTTCAAAACACTTTGATGGTTATAATGAAAGAGGTAAGTTGTTTTATGTAATTTCTAAAAAATTACCATCAGATAACAAATACTACAAGATTGCCTTATACAAATTATTTAGTGACCACGAAGAATATTACGATGCTGTTGATGCTAATATAGGTGCGGGAGAGGTTCTGAAAATATTTGGTGATACTTGGAAAAAAGTAATCGGTTCAATAAATAAATTTATGTCTGAGAACTATTCAGATAAACAAAAGATATGGACTGACCGTGCAACTGCAAGGGAGGAAGAACTGAGAATCAGAAGAGAGGCTCAAGAAGCGGAACGTAGAAGAATTTTGGCAAAACAAGAAGAACTCCGTGAGAGTAATGCTTGGGCTGAGGGTAATTGTGATGATGTTATTGCAACATCAGCAAGGGCAGTTTACCAACTCATTCAATCAGAAGGTGATGTTGAGGAAGGTGAGGACATTTACTATTTGGTTCAAGAAGAGTATAGACACTATAGTTTACCGGCCTTCAAGTGGATGGGTGGGGCTCATAATAATGTATATGCCGTAGGGGATGATTCTGATGCTGATGAAGCTGCGTATGTAAACTTAGATGAATATGTTACTGAATACGGTACAACTGGATTTGCAGAAGGGTTTGCTGAGAATTACATAGATACTGATGCTGTTGTTTCTATGGCTGAGGAATTGTATACCGATTGGGTTTATCAATCACCTGAAGATTATATAGATGAAAGTAAAAAACAACCAAGTGAGAAACAACAACAATTTTTAGAGTTTTACAAAAAGAAACTTGAAGTTCTAAAAAAGAAATTAGAACAAACAACAGACGCAAAAACAAAAGAAGATTTAGAAGATGATATAATGGAGGTTCAAGGAGATATTGAAGAAATACAAGAAAACCCTGAGGGTGACTTTACAAATGAAGATATCGAAAATGCGGTAGAAGCTTTGGTTAGTGATGTAGAATACGACCCGTTAGGATTTTTAAAAGATTTTGATATGGAACCTGAAAATTATATAGACAGGGAAGCTTTGATTAAAGGAATTATTGAATCAGATGGTAGAGGTGGTGGATTAGCTGGATACGATGGTGAGGAACACGAACAAGAGGTGTGTGGTGAAACGTATTTTATATATCAAATAGAGTAATTCTATTTCAACTTTAATTTTTTTTATTTATACTATCCTATATGAATTTAGATTGGATAATACAAGACCCTATAGACTTTGAACACAAAGAATATATTTTGATGGACTATACTCAGAAACTTGATGATGAGTTACGTGTGTTGAAATTATACCCATCGTTCCAAGAGTTATCTCTTCATTATGCCAACACCAGTGTTTTTTTAGAAAAACAAAAACTACTGTTATTAAAAAAAGAAGAACTTGAACCCGACGAGGAAGTTCTCATATCTGATTTAGAATATCAGACGGTTGAGATTAATAACCAAGAAGAAAAAGATGAACTTATGAAGATTGCCAAAATGGCAAACACCAAGTTCAAAGAGTATTTTATGATTGCCAAGTCTGTTTGGCAAGTTGTTTATGATTCCTTAGATATGGAGTTCGTAAACATGTCACCAATTGAAAGATATGATATTGGATTTTTAAGAGTTAACTACGACTCAAAGTTTTTGATATTTCAATATCGTATTGAAACCACAATGGAAGATAACCCAACAAATAAGTGTAATGTTGAACTTATCTATTCAGGAAAAAAGAAAGACTTTTATAAAACTGCCTTAGAGAATACGACCTTTGAGTTGACAGACTACTCTATTCCTTTTTTTGATTTTACATCCAAACAAAAATTCCCTTTTGAGGAAAGTTTATTACCATTGATGAAGAGAAGAGTTCTCACTTATGTTTTTCAAACATCAAAGTTTTACAACTTTAAAAAGTAATAGCATGACAATAGAAGAAATCATCGAATTGGTAAAAGAAAACCCAAACGACATGGAACTTGGAAGAAAGATTAGAAATTATGTCAACCAACACCTCGACAAAGAAGCCTGATTTAGTTGCATGGGATGATGATAAACAAAAATATGTTTCATCAATATTACCATATGCCACAAACGTTTCAGGTCCAATTATCAAATTAGATGACGTTAGTGGATTCAAAGAAAGAGGAATAAGTAAAGTTCAGAAGACTTTTACTAAAAAGTACAAAGAACTTGTTGATGAGTATAATAATTTAGTTGACGAGGTTAATCTAAATGAGTTGATATATAACTCCAATTATACTTTTGAACCTGTTATCGGTGAAATTTATCATTTGTACCAAAGAAATAATGGAGAATATTTCTTATCTTTGATTTCACCTTCCGAATGGAATAGAAAACATATCATAACAGTTACACTTAATTCAGAACACAAATGGGTTTCAATAAAAGAATTGTAGACAAAGAGTTGGTTATTAAAACCAAAGAAGAAAATCTCGGACAGTTGTTTCGTGCCGATGCCTTAATCTTTATGGATAGTTGGGCATCAAAATTTCATGAACTTTACCAAAAGGGAATGAATAAAAAAGATATAATCAAAAAAATAGAAAATGTTAATTAAAAATTTAGAAAAATTATTAAACAATCGCCTCGGAGTAATTCACGTCGGCGCATCGGCAGCTGAAGAGCGTGACTGGTATTACACAAAAGGGTTTGAACCAATTTATTGGATTGAAGCAGACCCGAATAAAGTTTTCACTATACAAGACAATATTCGTGAATACGAAAATCAGTATTGTATAAATGCTGCAATTTCAGACAAGGAAGAAGAAGTTAATTTTTATATAACTTCAAACAAAGGTGTATCGTCATCTTTGATGGTCCCAAACCTACGACCTGAAATTTACGACAATCAAAGTCATGTGGTATCTGAAACCATCAAGGTTAAAACAAAGACACTTAAAAATGTAATTGAAGAGTATAAGTTGAATCTAAATGATATTAATTTTCTATCGATGGACATCGAAGGTTCAGAGTTAAATGCTCTTAAATCGTTGGGTGACTTGGTCAAAGAATTTGAATTCATTCAATGTGAATACCACACCCACGAAAATTACATCGGATGTCCTATGTTGACTGAGTTAGTTGATTATCTAAAACCTTTTGGTTTTGAAGTAATTGGTTCAGAAGACTCAGGTGAAGAGTGGGGTGATGTCTTGTTTAAAAAAGTAAAATAAAATGGAAGAGTCACCACTATTATATCCAACTGAAGTAACCGTAGACGACAAGACGGTATCGTTGGTATTGATGGGTGGTCTTGGAAACTTAATGTTCCAAATGTCGGCTCTTCTATCTTATTGTAAGGACAAAGACTTAAAACCATTATTAGGTTATTGGACCACTCACCAGTCTGAGAGTTCAAGATGGAATCAACCATTTGAAAGGTATGGAATAAACAGTCATTTCATGCCGTGGGGTGGACACAAGATGAAAGACCCTAATATTACATTGGGTGAGATATATCCAAAGTTACCGTGGTTTAATAGTAAACCAAATGCATTTGATTGGTGGTTTGACCAAGATTTGGCGTGGGACATTGATACGGGTAAGGGTGGAGTGTTTACCGATTTAGATGAAAGAGTAACACCACCTTATTTGATGCAAGGTTATTTCTTCAATCAGAAATTTTGGCATCACAACAGAGATTATCTTTTGGATATATTCCAACCACACCAAAAACTTATGGATTGGATTAACTTTCACTATTCCAATCTATTCAATCAAAATACAATATCAGTTCATATTAGATTCGGAGCCGAAAGAGATTTTATAGCACCCAATCAAGTTCCACACGATTGGATTATGAACAGAATACGTGAGAACTATGATGATACAAATATCCTTATGTTCTCAGATGATATTGTTAAACTGAGGAAGTTTATCGAATCACAAGGATTAAGAAAGTCACAATGTTATGTGATAGACGAAGACCCTCACGTTTGTATGATACTAATGTCGATGTGTGATAAACATATTTTAACAAATTCAACACTATCTTTTTGGGGAGCATACCTTGATAAGAAACAAGAAAATCCTTATACTTTTATTCATGAGTCTTTCTTTGAGAATCACCCCAAAGAAATGATTCCTTACAATCAATGGCAAATATCTAAATAAATTATGAAAACAATCAGAAATACAAAAACTGGAGAAATCAAACGAGTGGACAACAAAGACGCTAACAACATGGTAGGAACAAAATGGCAAGGTTGGGAGTACTGTTCAAAGTCTCTGTGGAAAACAGAGGTGAGAGGTTCTGTGAAGGTGGAAAGTAAGAAAGTTGAAAAAATTACTTCTGAAAATCTATCTGATAAAAAAGTTCGTAAACAACGAAAATAAACAAAAGTACAAAAGTATGCCAACAAATGAGGAAAAGTTCTTGGCTAAGCTAAGACAACCGGTACATATTTCTTTCATTGCAAAATACCTTCTGAAGGTAGATGAAGAAAGTGCTATGGAAGTTATCAACAAATACATTGAACTTGGTTTAGTGGAAGAAAGCAAACATGGAAAAGGATATTATGGACTCACAAACCAATAAAATAGAAAACATGGTTAATCACCCACAACACTATGGTGGTGAGAATAACCCGTATGAGGTAATCAAAGTTATTGAAGCTTTGGAAATGGACTTTCATATTGGAAATACATTCAAGTACATTGTAAGAGCCGGTAAGAAAGAAACCGACAAAGAACTTCAGGACCTTAAAAAAGCATTGTGGTATCTACAACGTAAGATTGAGCTAATCGAGAGTAAATGTTAATGTATTTGTTACTCGGTATGGTGTTTACGTTTATGATAGAATCGATGCTCGTATACGGAATTGACGAAACTCGTCTAACGATGAGGGAAAGAATCTTTACCGTTTTTTTGTGGCCTGTTATGTTATTATACTTGATATTAGAATTACTTAGAAAATGAAAAATATAGAAGAATTAAAAGGAAAGATTTGGCAATCAGACACTGTTGAGTTCATGAACAACATGGAGGAGGGTTCAATCGACTTGATGGTTACCAGTCCACCATACGGTGTTGGGATTGATTATGACAGTTGGGACGATGACAAAGAGTTTACGGAGTATATGAAGTTCACTGAGGATTGGTTGACTGCAGCGTACCGTGTATTGAAAGACGATGGTCGTATGGCGATTAACATTCCTTATGAGATTAATAGACAAACAAAAGGTGGTAGGATTTATTTTTCGGCTGAGGTATGGGCGCTAATGAGGAAGATAGGTTTTGGTTTCTTTGGTATCATTGACTTGGAAGAAACATCACCACATAGAAGTAAGACTACAGCGTGGGGAAGTTGGATGAGTCCTTCATCACCATACATTTACAATCCAAAAGAGTGTGTAATCTTGGCATATAAGAAAATTCACACTAAGAAAGTCAAAGGAACACCTCAATGGGAGTCTTGGATTGAAATGATTGATGACCCAAAGAACCCTGGTCAACAAAAGAAGAAACAGATGTTCGCTGATGATGATAAAAAAGACTTCATCAATTTGGTCTACGGACAGTGGCATTACTTTGCTGATACCAAACAACAAACCAAGGCAACATTCTCAATGGACATTCCATGGAAAGCAATCAAGATTCTATCTTACAAAGAAGATGTTATTATGGACCCATTCAATGGTTCAGGAACAACATGTTTAGCTGCTGAGATGTTGGGAAGGTCTTGGATAGGTGTGGACATCAGTCCAAACTACTGTGAAGTGGCACGAAAGAGAGTTAGGGAATACCAATTACAACAAAATCAACTTGAAATACAATTAGAAACCCCTACTAAATAGGGGTTTTTTATTTATGTGATATTTATTAAACATGGGAAAACCCTTCATACTTAATGAACAAGAAAGACAACGTATAAAACTCTTATATGAGGATAGTGTTGAGTCTCAGTCAAAGGTCCCTGCAATACCGAGAAATATTATTATTGGTGACTCACAAACACCTTATGTTGATAACGCAACTTCTAAGGCATCAAGAATAGGTACTGCGTCAGGTGTTCAGTCATTATGGAAAGGTGGTATGGGGGTAAATTGGTTGAAAGATGCTGTGAATGCTTACCCATATGTAAATGAGGATGTTGAAAACGTCATCACCGTAATCGGAACTAACGGTAACTTCGGTAAAGTGTTTAATGATGATGTTTCTGGTTTATTTGCTGCCATTGGTGAGAAGTTCCCAAACACAAGAATATTGGTAGTTCAAGGTTCGTGGGGTTGGGGTGGACTTGCAAGGACTACAGAAAAACAGGTAAGGGATTATTATAAACAATATAGGGACCTCGGAGGTATTTTGATTGAACCACCGATTGGTAACATAGAGCCACATGGAAACAATCCTGTGTACCAAAAAATTGGTTCATCGATTGATTCTATGATTAGATAAAATAAGATATTTATAATAAAATTTGATTATGAAACAATTCAGAATTAACGAACAAGAGAAAAGTAGAATTCTTGGTTTACACGTCGAAGCCACTTCAAGACAATACCTAAAAGAAGATTTAAATAATGGTATGACTACCATTGAGAGATATAACTACAATAGGGGTATTCAGTGTTTCTTGAATAAAAAAAATGTAAAGGATGATGAAGGTAAACCACTAAAACTGGATGGGTCCATTGGTAATTTACCTAACTCTAAAAGTGCTCAAGCAGTTGCAAAGTATCAGTCAATGATTAGGGTAACCCCCGATGGTGTTTGGGGTGAAGATACAATGGATGCGATGCCAGAAAAAGACAAGGTCATCTTCAAACAGTGTATGTCTGACTACGGAGATTTATTTGATAAGATTGCACACTATTTTGGTTGGGACTAATGAAAAAACTTATTAAAGAATCAGGTCTACGTGACATTAAAGATTTGGCTAAAAGATACCCAAAGGCGAAGATTTACTTCCACCAAGATTTGGATGGAGTAACAACTGCAATTGCCATGAGAGAGTATTTGGAATCCAACGGTATTAAAGTTGTTGGTTCTGAGGTTATCCAATATGGTGATAAAGAGTTTGCGGTAAAGAAACAAGATGCCACTGGTGATACAATGCCGGTGTTGGTTGACTTTGCTCACGGTAAACCGATGTTTGTTATCCATACAGACCACCACGATACACAAACAGGTGTTGAAAAAGATACGTCAGTTTCATTCAAACCATCACGTTCAAATGTGGCAACAATATCTCAGGTTGTTTCACCAAAAGAAATCTTCACACAAGATGACATCACTTTGATATCGACTGTGGATTCTGCGGACTTTGCAAAATACGGTTTGAAACCAAAAGACATTATGAACTTTATCTTCAAGTTAGATAAAGACAAATCATTACAAAGTAACAAATTCGCTTTAGGGCTAGCGGCTAACAAATTATTATTAGCTTATAAGAACAAACCAGGTTTCTTAGAGGAGTTGGTTATGAATGCATCACCATCGTTGTTGAATATCCTACAGAACACTAAGAGAATTGCACAGGAAAAAAACTATGCAACTCCTGAGATGATGAGTTCAAACCAAAAGAATTATATTCAATCTCAACAGAACAGTTCACGAGTTCAGTTTGAAGATGGTATCATCGTTCAGTACGGTGGTGGAGCGTTATCTAAGCCAGGCGCTTACGATAGATACGTCCCATTTGAAAACTATCCTGATGCTGACTTCTTGGTTATTGCATGGCCAATGGGATTGGTACAAGCGTCTTGTAATCCATTCAATAAAGAAAGACAACTCAAGGGTGTTAACTTGGGTGAGATTGCCGATGAGGTAATGTTGAAATGGAAAGGTCAATTAGAGGATAAGATTATTCCTTTATCTACTATTAAGTGGGTATCTGAAACATCTGCTAAAGAAGGTTCTGTTGGATTTACAGATGCGGACCTTGAAGCGTTCTACGGTGATAAGGTACGTGAGATTGAGAACGGTGAACAATACCTTTCATCAATCAAGAAAATAATGGCTAAACCATCGAAAGATTTAAAAGATGAAGAGTGGTCTGTGTTGGATAGGTTTGGTGTTCCTGCTTGGGATATGATTGAAGCAAACTCAGGTGGACACAAGTGTATTACAAATATCTCAGCACTTAACTACTTTGGAAGAGCTAAGAGACCAAATCAGGACCCTTATAGATATAACCCTGAAGCGGACGATGCACCATACGTTAAGTTTGTTAAGATGATTCAAAATGAATTTGTTAAACAACTTAAAGATAAAATCAATAACGAATCAAGTAATATTACCGAAAACGTTGATATTAAAAAATATTATGTAGATAAAAGTGGTATTCACGGTAAAGGTTCATTTGCTAAGTACGATTTAGATGAAAACGAAACAATAGGTATTTTACACACGATAAATCAACCTGGTGTTAGTTATGACTTTACTGAATTAGGTAAAATGCACAATCATAGTGACGAACCTAATTGTAATAATGTTTTAAAAGATAAAAAAAGATTTTTAGTTGCCTCAAGACCGATTAAAAAAGGGGAGGAACTAACAACTAATTATAGATTACAACCTGACTTAGAACAACCTGAACATTTTGGTTTATTTGAATCTGAAGAAGAAAAAGAAATGTTACCACATATTGATGGTTATAGGTCTTATAGTCCTTTTAAAGATTTAGAATATATTATTGTTAACGGTAATGGTATTGATTGTGATGATATAGTTCACGACTTAATATTAGTAGGTGATAACGGTTTAATTAAATATGGTCCTAAAAATAGTGGTGCACATTATTTAGACGGAGCTAAGAAAGTTGTTGAATTACCTTTAAAGGATAATGAAGACCCTCAGGAATTATTTAGTAGTGAATCTAATATGATGGATTGGTTAAATAAAAAATTAAATAATGTCGATGTTAATTTTGAGATTAGAAAAAAATTCTTTAATCAATAAGACTC